TAATAGCATCAGGGCGTGATATGTTCACGATACCGCCGACACGATTGTCTATTAGTTCTCTTGGGTTCGTAAGGCCACCTTTCACCACTGTATAACGTGGGTTGTTAGTAACCATAGCGTGATCAAGTATAGAACGTGTTAATACTGTACGTGCATTCTGTATGCCTAGTAGTTTCTCAGCAAAGTTGTTGCCGTGGAAAGCATGTGGAATAGGCAGGGGTACAAAAGCTACGAATGGACGTCGCTTTACTATCTCTTTCTCAAGTAAGATGTTTGATGCTTTGACTACTTTGTAGAGTTCAGCAACACCAGTTCCTTCACAATCTAGTTCAATGAATGCTTCGACCACAGTTACCTGTCGTGTTTGACGTTGGTAGCCTTTTGCATTGAAGCCTCGGTCTGCACCGATGTCATCAAAGCGAGAAAGTATCTCAGGGTCATTGTCAAAGTCTGTATCTTCATTGTCAGAGATTTTAGCAACTAAGTCTTCGTCGTATCCCATCTCTATAAGTTCAGAGATAGACTTCTTAGTTCTATGTGCACAGAAGCTAACGTCATCTAAAGACTTTGCTTGTGGTTCGATTAAGAACTCTTCTGGTGCAATAGCCTCAACCTTAACCTGTGACGTATCACGGGTTACACGTAGCTCACCAGAGAACATACCAGCCTCTTCAGTAAGTTCTTCGATTTCTACATTATCTTCTGCTAGAAGAGCATCAAGTTCTTCCTCTGTTAGACCTTCGACATACTCCAGTGTGCTTTCGTCTTGCATACACCAGTAAACTTTAGCTACGCCAGCACGGGCGATGAGACCATCGTGGATAACAGTCTGCATAGTTTCAAACAGGTTGTTCTGACGATGTAGGACGTAGTCGGTGTACTCTGTGCAGACTTCAGCTGTAGGAACATCATCAGCATTCTGTGGTGAGAACCTGAGTGTCTTGTTGCCTGTACTGAAGGTCTCTAGCAAAGATGCCTTCATGCTTTCTACAGCGTCATAGACGTCTTGGCTGACATACTTACTATTACCATCATGCGCTGGGCGTGGTAGTTTAGCTGAATAGTAGTCCATTACCTGTCTACGTTCTTTCGACAACTCACTGTCATAATATCCAATAGAACGTCTTAAATTAGTATCGACTATGGACACAATCTGATCGTCGTCGAGTTTTTTATAATCTTTATTTGATTTCATATCTAAACCATCTCAATATAGTAATCGTCAACTGCATCTATGGGCTCCCAAGCACCTTCATGAATATGATTGGCTAGGGCTAAACTCATCACGCAGTCATCAAAGCATCCTGACTCTGCCTCCATCCCACCGCTTTGTGTGACGATGTATGTTAGCATTTCCCGAATAGTGACTTTATCGTTTAGTTCGATCTTACCCTCTCGAACTGAGGCTCTGAGTTCATCAATGATCAGAGGTTTTGTCTTGGATGTAGTAGTGAAGCCTAACTTAACTGTTTCTTTGTCAGTCAGTTTGTCCACCTGTACTTCTGTGTAGAAGTTAGGGTAGGCCATGTCTTTTCCAAGACGGGTACATGTTAGAATACCATGACTGTTGTTCTCTACAATTATGTAGGCAAAGTTAAAGAACTCACCTAGCTTATAGAGGACTGTAGCAAAGTAATCAGGATGAACTTGGGCACGATAGGTTGCCACCTGTCGTTTCTTGCTGTCGAGAACTTGGGCAACTGACCAGTCACCACCACGGACACCCATAGCAACGTCTGCTCCTATGGTGTACTTCTCGCCATCATCTAGTTTGCGATAGAGTGTTAGTTCTCCACGCATGTTATCAAGCCAGTCTTCACCTTCTAGTGCCAGACGTGCTTCAACATCTCTCGATGTCTTTAGGTCATCTTGCAATGACTCTGGGTTAAACACAGGACGCCCAGTGGTTAAGAAAGCCTCTTCGGGCTCCGCTGGATATTCCTGTTTAAACAAGTCGATGCCGTTCTGGGCAATCTTTCGCCGACGAAACATCAGCTGTTCGTTGTCTAGGTCGTATTTCTTAGATAAGTCCTCTTCCTCTGGAGTTATCTTAAAATTTTCAGGTACAGGCTCACGATACTCTGGGTCTACATACCAAGGAATAAACACAGGGACGTAGCCGTTAGAGCCATCCACTGCACCTTTCCATAGATCATAGAATATACCAGAGACACCATTAGCTGTACTCTCAACGAATACAGCTGTGCCTTTCTTGTTAGGTACGGCTTGCGTCATACCATTCCAGTTCTCTAGGGCAGTTGATTTCTGCCAGAAGGCAAGTTCTGATGCGTGAACATGTGTAAGTGTCTCACCACGTCCAATGCTCTCACCACCAGCTGTAGCAACCACATAAGAACTATCAAGAACATCAAAGGTCAACTCTCGTCGAGATGAATACTTTGTATGTGGCTTGAGTAGTTCTGGGCAGTTCTCATGGTAGCGTTTAGTCATGTCAAACAGTGCTCTTGTACTGTCAGAGTGGTGTGTAACCACCATTGCTTTACATGCTTTGCGCTGGGAAACATTAAAGTAAAGATAGCCGCCTACATAAGTTGATAGACCTTGCTGTCTAGCCTTCAAGATTATTATGCGAACCTTACCTTCAGTAGCCATCTGCTTATCTACAGCTTCTTGTAGTATAGTCTGTGCTGGCTTTAGTTTGAGGGGCTTGATGTCTCCATCTTTGGTTCTGATCTTGAGTGCTGACTTAGAGTAAAAGTCAAATTCGTCATATAGTTTGCGGCGTACTTCTTTAAGTTTCTTTTCCATCGTCAGTTTGCTCTTCCTCTGGTTCACTTACTAAAAGCGACTCCAAGAAGGCTTCTGCTTTACCAACAGTGACTTCGCTCTTTGAAACTGGTTTTGTCTTAGTAAAGTCTAAGACCATTCTTGCGGCTGTTAGTTTGTCTCGGTTCTGCGCTGGTTCGCGCATGATCTCGACAGCTGTTTTAAGAGCCTCTACCGCATATTCGTCATCAATATTATTTTCTTTAGCCATAATAGCCACAATCCTTTCAGCGTCTTTCTGTGCTTGTTTTCGGATGGGGGTGATGGCCTCTAACGTGTAGCCATCTGGAGTGCCTACTGGCCTTCCTCCGTTCTTACGTTTTTTGGTTGACCACTGCTTTCGTAGTGCTCTTCCTTCCTCAGTTTGCATTAGTTTTGAGAAATAATTATCTTTGCCCTTTCGAGCCTTCTTTGGGTGCGTTAGTTCCTTCTTTGGTGACTTCTTTCTTGGTTCCTTTGGTGCTCCCATTGTGCTCTCCTAGTGTCCTTGAAATAATAAAGCCCCATTGCTGGGGCTGTATGTTGTTATGCTGATAGGATGCCATCTTGCGGACTGAGTATGCCTTCATTCGGCTCTTCGTCCTCGCCACTTTCCTTTGCAACCATAGCTGAAACTATAGCTAATATTGTTGCGAAAGAACTTGAGTAGAACCTAATCTGCTTGTTGCCAGCTTTCTTAAATTCATCCCTGATAACTTTAGTTGTCTCAGGCATTAATTCTTTGGCAAGTCTTGGATTAAGCATATAGACCCACAAGGGATCAACAGCCGTTTCTGAAAAGTTCATGGCATATTGCTGGTAATCTTTGAGACTAGGAGTTGTCGAAAACTTCTTAATCGCACCTTCTTTTGTTAAAGACGGATTAATCTTCATAAGGTGAGCAACAATTTTTGCAAATTCCCTAACATCTTCTGTAGCGTTAGGGTTTTTCTCAGCATATGCCTTTATGTTCCACTGTAGGTTTACTATTTCCTTCATCATGGGGTTATCTGCACTAAGGTCTTTATCCATAAGCAATGGAGCTATTACGCTACCTGTAAATGTTCCGTCACCATAGCTATTCATTTGCCCAGTGACTACATTTTTGCCTCTTTTTGATTGGGGTTCAGAAATACCCTTACCAGACATGTAACCTTCAGCAACACCATGTGCCATTTCATGTAAAAGAGTAGTAAGGGCTTGTATGTCTGAAACCCTTCTGAGTTTTCCAGTTGTTTTATTCTTACCCTTTGAAGCATTAGGAACCATAGTAAATATAGTACCGCCAGCACCGCCTTTGTTACCATACTCACTGAAGAAAGCCTGTGTTGCGGGCTTTACTTTGAAACCAGCGGCTTTCCCAGCGGTTCTCATTGCTGATATGCTTTTGAAAGCATTTACAACAAGATTTAGCTTCTTAGCCGCATCTAGTGCTGTTGCCCAGTCTTGGATACCATTTTCATACTTTGTACCTTTCTTACCGATTTCAATTAAGGCTTCGGCTTCTGGTATTTCTGCTTGTACTTCATCTGGTGTGGGTGGATTAGTTCCTACTGGTTCTGGTGTTCCCAGTACCCCTTGGTCTCCGCCATCTCCCACGTTGGGTTCTTGCTGAGTTCCTCCAGTAGTCTCTTCTGGAGTTGGGGCTGGAGTGGGTTGTGGTTCCAAGACAGGAGGTGTCGGCGATACCTCTGTAGGTGGTGATCCTGTTGTTCCTGTATCTCCATTTGGTTTATCAACTCCTGTGTTTATAGCCGCTTGTTGCGAAACGACACGGGTATGATACGGCATTAGGTACTTATCTGCAAGTTTTGCGTTAGATAAGTTCTTTCTCGCACGATCAACAATTGCCTGTGATGCTGTCTTGGGGTCTTTTCCAAGACTTAACTGATATTCACTTAATGAATTGTTAAGTACCAGCCTATCACTGTCAGAAACAGCTTTATCTTTATCCAACTTATCAATCAGGTTCTGCACAAACTGTCTATTGTCATCAATACCTTGTTGTACCTCTGGACTACGCTGTGGTGGTGCAGGGGGTGTAGGTGCTACTGGTGACGTAGGGGCAGCTGGATCAATTTTTGGAAACTTGAAACCATCTTTAATTATACCGACAGTATAGCTTAATGTCTTGTCATTGTCGGGCATCTTACCAGTCTTTAAGTGTGACTTGTAGGCATTCAGTGCCCTACGAACATCGGCATCTGCACCTTTTGCAAGACGCCTATCAATAGCACGCATGATTTCAGCATCTATTTGTGCTGGTGTCATGTCACCTAGATTACCGACTTCACGTAAGCCTTCAAATGCTATGCCTCTAGGAGACTTTGGATTTGGATGTAATCCCTCTTCGTACATTTTGACAAACAATGCTTGTTCTTCAGCCCTTGCTTTGTCGTCTGCCGCTTTCTTCATTGCCCTGTTGTTAGCATCTCTGATTTTCTTCTCAGCCTGTGCTTGCTGGGCTTTGTTTAAGGGCAGGCTTGTGCCTGTAGGTGTATTAAGTCCACTTTTCTTGATGTTCTTTTTAACAAATCTGTTTACTTTAGACCTACGGCCTGTGACTGCATCTATTGCACGTCCACCAGCAACTAAAGGTATCTGTGTTGCTAAAGATGCACCACCTGTTCCAGCTATTGCACCAAAGTTTAACATACCACCAATGTCTCGCGCTGGGTTGTAACTTTTGCCGACATTATTGATGGGGTTAAATACATCAGTAAACTTAGAGAAGCCACCTTTGAGGCCAGATGCGTAAAGTTCTGTAAGTACATTTGACTTATAGAGGCCATTTACCATCTTTTGACCAACTTCTGTTGATCCAGCGATGTCTTTTACAAACTGTATGTCAGCTGGTGTTACACTGCCGCCAACTTTTAGGTTTGATGTGTTTACAATGCGTTTAAACTTATCAATAGTTTCTGGGTCTAAGTCTTTGACGATCTGTTTGTTGATTTGACTTGCCGCCGCATTAACTTCTGTCTGTATAGTCTTCCTAACACTTGTAAGTGTTTGGTTAGCACCCTTCTGTGAAGAGGGGTCGATGTCTTTAAGGTTATATCCACTGTCTTCTGATATTTCTTTGATCATACGAGAGACATCACCAGCCGCTTGGTCAACTTCTGGGTCTAGTTCTTGCCTTGGTTTAAAGACAACTTCACCAGTCTTAGTAACAGTTGATATTGCTGTGTTAGCGGCTCCACCAAGTGTAGCACCGATAAGCCCAGCGTCACCCATGCGGTTTACGACTTCATCAGTGACATACTCACCACCTTTGATGGCAGTGTTGCCCATGATTGCGGCTTCTTGACCAGCTTCCTGTATGCCTTCTTTCAGTACCTTTACAGTGTAGCCGCCACCTTTGATTGGTAGTAGTTCTATAAGGCCAGAAGTTATAGCCGCACTCAAGTCTTGCATGGTTGCAGTTGTGTCTATGCCTTTTTCTTCGTTCTCGTCGCGTGTTTCGCCTAGTGCACTTAAAGTACCATAGACTGTACCACCGATAGCAATAGTTGTACCAACGATAGGTGCAGAAGTAAGCGCAACACCAGCACCTATAGATGCCGCTGTACCAGCTAGTACCTGTGGGGCGGCTTCCGCTGATCCGTAGAGTAAAGATTTACCAGCATTTGCAAGATCGCCTTGGCGTAGGTTCTTAACAATGCCATCAGCACCTTCTGGACGCTGGTAGTTCGCTTCCGCAATCTCACGTTCATTGCGTTCAGCCATTTCCTTACCATAGTTCTCTACACTTTCTGATCCTGTCAGTTCACCAAGACCTTGGATACCCTGACCTATAAGTTTTCCTGCATTATCATAGCCAAATTTAGCCGCGCCACTAACTGAGGTGTCAACTTCAGTATTATCGTTAGCTGGAGGCGTATCCTGTGATCTTAAAGTCCTATAGGCGTTTGCAACTTTATCAAAATCTGGTGTACCCTTTTTGTCTTTGTTTTGGATAAGCCAGTTGGCGTATTTATCTAATCTAGTAACATCAGCCATAGTTTTTCCTTATTATAAACCGATGATAGCGTCTGCCTCATCTAAGATAGCGTTATTATCAGTCGTTGTGTTTCTGGAAGTAGGTGCTCTATATCTATAGGACTGCTCAGACTCGTTAATGACTACATTGCCATTTAGTCTGTTTTGAACATTCCGTAACGCAACCATTCTTTCGTTGATCCAGTCCACCCAAATTTGTTCATCTTGGAAGTTCTTTGGTGCTGGCTGTAAGAATAAGTCCATCTCTTTGTTAGAAATAGCACCCTTTGTCTCTGCAACTCTGAGTAAGGCATCATCAACTTTAAGTCTGCTTAACAATAGTCGTCTAGCCGCGTCTGGGCTACCAGTATAGTTGTCAACAAATGATTTAAAGATACCACCGACACCTGTTAGGTTACCACCTTCAGCTTTACTTTGTGCTATCGCATCTAAACCAGACTGAAAGGAGTTTAACTGTGTACTTACGTCATTCAGTGTCTGCGTTGTCTTATCTTTGTCTTTAGAACTACCTTTAGCCCTCAATGCCGCGATACGTTCTTCAGCAAGTCTTGTGGCTTCTGCTTTGTTGAATGCGGCTGTCTCTGACGCTCTGTTTGCGTCTTGGATGTTACCAAACTCTTGTGTTGCGGCTCTTGCTGAACCAGCGAACCCTTGGTCTGAACCACCAATTATAGCACCACCGATACGCATAAGTGCTTCGTTTCTGTTGATCTTAGCATATGGCATCATAGAGCCACGGGCGTTTGCAGACACTGCGCTACCTTTGCGATCATTAGATGATGTAGTATCTAAGACACCTTTATCATTGGCTTTAGGATTACCCTTGTCTGTAAGAACAGGGTCAGGGTCGTTATTATATGCGAATAGGTTTTCACCAGCTACCATGTCATCTACAGGGTCATACTGGTTATTTTTAAGTATAGGTTTGTCTTCTGTCGGGGCATTAAATATAGCCTCTACTTCAGAAAAAGTCTTGTTCTCAAGTTGTTCATATGGATTTTTAGCCTCAAGTGCTTCTAGTGCATGAGGTGCTTGTTTATATGTATTAGTAGCATTCAAGACACCATCAATAGCATCTGGTTTTACGTCATTTGCTAATATATTGTCAGCTTCTTGTTTTGCTTCTGTGTACTCTTCTAAGTATGGGTTTGCACCTAGTTCGTATTGTTGAGCTAAGTTGAACTTATCGTTGGCAACTTTCATTTTCTGTTCAGCTTCTAAATACGGGTCAACAACAGTGTTTTTTCTGTACTGGTCGTTGGCATACTTTAGGGCTATTTGCTCTGCATCAATATTACGGAGCATCATGTTAGAAATGTCAGAGCCATCTGAAACAACTTTATTACTTTCTGGGTCGTACATGACTGTATAGGCCATGCTTGTGCCTTCATTAATTACCATAGGTACAAGGTTTGAAGTGTCATTATTGTTTTTGACAGGCTCTTCTAATACTCCTTGAATAGGGCTGTTTGCCGTAGTTACACCGCCACTAAACTGAGGGATAGGAACACCCATACCCCCTTGTACTTTCTGAAAAGGATATACTTTTGGAACAAATTCTTGCTGTGTATTAAGAACTGGTCGTCTTACTGGTGCTGGCATTAGTATCCTCCTTTATCTCATGTGTGGGTTGACTGTACGGCCTCTAAAGAAAGACCCTGTACCTTGTTGTGCTTGTGGAAAATACTCTTGCTGAAAACCAAAGCCAGCCATTCCACCACCAAGTGCGGCGGCATACGGATTATTCATGTTGGCTTTAAAATTATTATTGGTTTGAGGGGCCCTACCTAAGATGCCTGATTGGTAGCCTTTACGCTGATCCATCTCAAAGTCACGTTGGTCTTCGAAACGCTGTTTCTGGTCATTTAGCTGTGCCTGATCGAAGCCCTGTAATGCGTTACCAGCGTTCATGCCAAAGTTAGCACCTTGTCCAAGTGTGTTCAGACCTACACCATAAGCACTTTGGATGCTTTGGTTTGCTTGTCCAGCACCTTGCAATGCAGAACCTTGATCACGAAACTGTTGTGCCTGTTGGTTTAGACTACGATCTATAAGACTATTCTGTATGTTTGTAGCTACATCGGCACGTCTGTCGTCATATGCTCGGTTAGCTACTGCTTCTGCTATACCAGCACGACTAGAGTTCGTGTTACCAGAACCAGAGGCCGCCATGTCTATGCCAGTCAAAGTGTTCTCTTGTAGATTACGACGATCATCACGCATTGCCGCGTCTACTAGAGAGCCTGAGTTTGCTGATGCGTAATTCATAGCATTACTAAGTCGGTCTTGCTGTGCCGCATCTGCCATACCTTGATACTGTCCGTACAATGCGTTGGCGTTGTTGCCAAAACCAGCCGTGTTGCCCATCATGGCGTTACCGCTATTCATCATATTAGTACCATAGTTACCCATAGTATTTGCAGTGCCAGTCTGGAACTGGTTAGGTGCGGCTAGGGTTTGGCCTTGGTAGGCTCCTGTGTTTAAGACACCATCAAGTGCGGATTCTGAGCCTTTTAAGTTAGCATCCACGTATGGCTTGTATTGGTTGAACGAAGCCATGTTAGCCGCGTTTGCTTTATCTTGTGCTTTTGATTGCATCTTTGAGCCAAGTAAGCTGGCTCCAGCACCTATAATTGCGCCCCACATATAATATTCCTTTTGTTTATACAGCTACCCAAGCTGTGCCGTTGTAGACAACAAGTTTAGATACGCCTGATCCTAATGGTTCCCAAGGGTACACGGCATAACGCACCATGCCCTTTCTTGGGTTGGTAGGTTCTCTATCGGTAACTTGGGTACTTGCGTCTGCTAGTGATTTAATAGACGCTTCTATTTCTCTCAGTTCTTCCTGTAGGTAGTTAGGGAGAAACTCTGGAGTAAGTGTTGGTGCTGTGCGCCTGACATAAGCAGACACCAGCATATTAATTTTATCTGAGATAGCCATAAGTTACCTCCGACCTGTCACAGTGATCTCAACATCCATACCAGTAAAGTTGAAGTCCTTGTCAGCTGTAGTTTCCAGCTTGTACGACAAGTATCTACCAGACATACGTGCATCCACCTTGTAATCAGTAAGTGAATTAAAGGTCACTGAACTGCCGTAGTTAGGAGTGGCATGAGGTGTATCGGCAGCTCCAAAAGTAAAATTAAACTGACCATTAGAACTGTCAGTAGATACCTGTGGGGCTAATCTTGAGATAACCTTATAGCCTGTCAGTGGTATTCCTTGTTCATCAAGGTCAAGTCCTACACGTTCTATAAAGAATGGCTTAGATACTGCCGTGTCTATAGCCTGTGATAGACTACCTTTCTCAATCAAGTCGATACCATAGACCTTACTGTTAGCTACTCCACCCCCAGCTTTTGCTAGTACAAGTGGATGTCTTTGGTATGGGCTTTCTTGTGAGTGATATGAGCCACCTACAGTTTCATAAGTAGTCGTAGCGTCTGCGTAGGTTGACGCTGTGTTTACGTTAGCTTCTGCACCAGCAACTACGTTAGGCAAATCATAGAATGACCAGATGTCTTCTTTATAGTTATAGACAGCGGCTCGGTTACAGCTGTTGCCATCTGCATACTCAGCCATGTCATCGCCACTGTGGTAGCAGAAGTATACTTCCTCTAACATTGAGTTATGCAAGACAAAACACTGTTCACTCTTAGAGTTATCTAGGCCATTAAA